AATGATCCTTATATACAACCAAATTATGTTCCACCTGTACCTCAACACACGGACTATATTAAAAATTATGAAGAATCATCTGATATAGTTAATGATTATAATAAAAAATATCAAGACCAAAACTCATTAGATGAAATGTATAATGAAATACAAACCCCTCTCTTGTTAGCGGTTCTTTACTTTTTATTTCAGTTGCCATTTTTCCGAAAATTCTTATTTAGTTATTTTCCAATTCTTTTTTCAAACGATGGAAATCTTAATATAAACGGATTTTTATTTATGAGTGTATTATTTAGTTTAGGGTTTTACACTCTTAACAAAGTTACAAACCATTTTTCTGTATTTTAATGAAATACGTTATATTATAAAATTGTAAATAAAATTTTATAATAGTTAAATGATAAATGAATATGTGATGAAACTAATTGATAATTTACCGGATGATATAAAAAACGCAAAAGAACCTTTGGTTATTGATTTAGTATTGGATGGTGGTATATTTAATGGTAGTTATCTAATTGGTGCATTGTATTTTTTAAAAGAAATGGAAAAACGAAAATATATTAAAATAGATAGAATTTCTGGTTGCAGTATTGGTTCTATTGTTGCATTTGTATATTTTATTGATGGACTAGATTTTATGCCAGAATTTTATAACATAATAAACAAAGAATTTAGGGAAACTTATAAACTTGAAAAACTTAAAGAGTTAAAAAAACTTTTAGAGAAAAATATTCCGACGGATGTATGTCAAAAAGTAAATGGTAAATTATTTATTACATATAATAATGTAATAAAACGAAAAAAAGTTGTAAAAAAAGAATATAAAGATGTAGATGATATTATAAATTCAATTATTAATTCATGTTTTTTCCCTATTCTAATTGATGGAAATATATTACATAAAGGCAAATATGTAGATGGCTTTAATCCTTATATTTTTGATTTAGAAATAAATAAAACATTAAATAAAACATTAAACCAACAAAACCAAAAAAAAATACTACATTTAGATTTATATGGTTACGATAAAGTGGGATACTTATTAAATGTTAAGAATGAAAAAACAAATTATCACAGAATTCTCTCTGGACTTTTAGATATACATTCTTTTTTTATTAAAGGTTGTAGTACGTCAATGTGCAGTTATGTTAATAATTGGACAATTTATGATATTTGTTTTAATAAACTTAAAACTTTAGTAGAGAGAATACTTATTTACCTTGTTTATTTTTCAGTTATTATAAAAAAACATTTTTCAAACCAATTTAAAGACAATATATTGTATAAATTGTTTTCAAAAATATCTCATGTTGTCTTTGTTATAATGTTAGAAAATTATTGTTTATAATGATAGAAAATTATTGTTTATAAGTTTAAATTATTTAGTATTTATATTTTTTAATTTAAATGGACAATATTGACATTACTAGTTCAGAGTTTTCATTAAGTAATCTACCAGATTTTACAAATATTATTTCTAATTCTACCGGTGGAGGTGATATAGATAGTGTAGATTATACCACATATATGTATTTTGTAATAGCTATTTTAGTTATTGCTGGTGCATTTGTTATATATAAATTTTATATAAATAAACCAAAACAGGTTCATTTTAATGATGAACAAATTGATTGCACTGGCGGATTTTGTACAATGGGTTCAAAAGAACAAATGGCACAGTAGAACAAATAAACTCTTAATATAGCTCTTTTTTATTCTTCTTAGTTTTGTTACCGTAAAGATTAAAAAACAAGGATTTCTTTGTTTTTCTCTCTTTTTTTGTCTTTGTTTTTCTCTCTTTTTTTGTATTTTTTTCTTGTTTTATTTTACCTTCTTTAGAAATATTTCTTTTGTTTTTTAAATCATCTGGTTTATAATTTAAAAACCATTCTTCAAATTCTTTTGTATTTCCACTTTTTTTTAGCTCTTTATATTTTGCAGCTTTTTCAGATTTAAGTTCTTCTATAGAATTTTGATGTCCGTAACAAATAATACTAAAGCGTCTTAGCAATCCTTTTTGTTGTAATCTATTTTTTTGTTGAACATCAAAGAGAAACTTTGACATACATAATATTCTATCGGTAAAATTATTATAGTAAGGTTTGTCTGCATATAAAAATGCTAAATATAAACTTAACATAGTATCAATTGTAGCTATTTTCAGTTTTTTACCTTTCATTATTAAAACATTATAACTATGACAGCCGATTGGCTTATAAATAAACAAAATTGAATCTTTGCCTACTTTAATTTCATAATGCTCTGGAACTATTTCTCCAACCGCATCTTGTTTAATTATTTTAATGTTTTCTATACCATTATCATGTAAACGCTCTTTCACTATTTCAGCAGTAGTTTTGGGGTCATTTGATAAAACGTCAAAATCCGCAAACTTTTCAAATCTTGTTTTCAAATTTTTTGGCATATATTGCGAATACAGTGCATTTGCTAATCCACCAAAAAATACAACACCTTGATTTATTAATGTATTTTGCACTGTATCAAAAATAATGTCTTCATTTTCTTTATTATCCATTTTACGCTGAAAATCTACCGTGTTACAATTTATATCTGTTATTTGATAGTTTTTATTCAATAACAATAATCGTTTTAAAACTTTCTCCCATCTACTTATGTCTCCTGCAGGTCTAGATAATTCTAAATACATTGACATTCTTAAAAAATTTGGAGGTGCATATAAAATACCACCGACGCTTAATGCATCACTTTTTAAAGCATTGAAAATTCCCTTTGGAATATATGTTATGTCGGCTACGCCAATATAATTTACAAATACTTTGTATGTGCCATGATGTTGTCCGGATTTGGCTTCTACATCAACGAAACCTTTCTCATAATAAATATCCGCCAATTCTTTAGTATCATTTAAAGCGTCATGAGAGAAAAAATCATAATCCGGAAGTTCCGCATCTTTATCATAAAACTGGTCTTCCTCAGGTAATATATTGTTTATAGCAGTGCCACCATAGCATATCAAACTTTTGCGTTTTATAAAATCTTGGACTATATTTATTATATTTTGAACATCTTCTGAATTTACAGAACGCTCTCCCATTTTTTTTTCTGCTTTATCAACTGCCATGCGTAAAATAGTTAATTCACAGTCAGAAAATGATAAATTTTTACAAACATTGTTATTTTTTGGCATTCTTATATTACCTAAACAAAATTTTATTTTTAAATACATGATTAAAAATAAAATTATACCTTAAAAATTATACCTTAAAAATTAAAACTATAATAATCAGTAGATGCGTTTCTTGTTCCATATGAATAATTTGGATTTTGGGGTGTTGGATCTGGAATAGTAACTTCTTGATAGCGCAAATTTTCGGGTTTCAAACAAAACGCATAACCAGCTATATCAAAAAATGCCGCATTTTCCATTAAAAAATTATCCACTAATTGGTAACGCATAGCAACCATCTGGCAACCATATGCCCTGCATAGCATTCCACTAGGATTTGATGGATTAACCCCATTGTCAGGTAATACAATTGTCATCGCTTTCATATTATAATCAGTTAATTCTTGAGTATCTTGATTATTTTTAATATCATAATAATCGTATCCGCGCATAAAGACTGAATTGCTTGTTAAATTAACATACTCTAAAAAGGCTTGATTTTGTAAAAATGCATTATTTGTTTTATCAACAATTAAGATAATTTTACTTTGAAAAGATAATAAAGGAGTAATTCCTAAATTCTGCCCTGAGCTTTCAAAACTATAATTTGGACCGAGCATATAATTATCATATGATCCGAATATACTTGCTAAATTAGTATACATATCTTGATTACTACTTTTTATTCTTAAATGAATAATAAGCGGGTCTGTTGGGTTTGGACAAGTGCCTCCTGCAAATGCATAATTACTTATTGTATCCATTACAGTTCCAAAATTGACTGAATTAAAAGTTTCCTTAACATAATAACTGTCGCTTGTACTTGTGGCAACAACTGGTTGATTATCAATAGAGTAAATTTCAAAGTCTAAACATCTTACTCCTTGTTTTATAATTGCCTTTAACACATTTACATCAACAAAATCGTTTTTATATGAACCCCCGCTGCACGCGTTGTATGCAGTTTTAATGTAATAATCATATAGATTACCTGAGCAATCTGGATCATTTGCTGTAATAGGTATTATATTTCCGTCAAGTGAAGGATATAGTGTATTCATATAACTAACTTCACTATTTTGTAATTTACTTAGATAAATCATATAACCGATAAAGATGATAAGGATTATTAAAATAAATGATACAATAACATAACTCTGAAAACTTTCATCCATATTTTGTATTGCGCTTAAATAATCGGTTTGTGGGCTAGACATTAATCTAATATATTATATTATTTTTAATTTTTATTTTTTTGAGTGAAAGTAATATTATAGATTTATCCTTAAAAATAATAGTAAGGATAAACAACTTAAATATAATATTGTAATATATTATAAAAGATGCCAAAAATTTGTGAATTTGAAACATGTCGTAAACAAGCTAGTTATGGAGAATTTTATAATAAACCTTTAAGATGCAAGGAACACAAAGAAGATTATAAATTGGTTAGTCAGGTATGCTTTTATGAAGGATGTAAAATTAATAGAACATATAATTTTAATAGTGAAGAAAAACCATTATATTGTTTTACACATAAATTAAATGGAATGATAGATGTTAAATATAAGAAATGTCTATATGAAGAATGTAATACATATCCTACATTCAATTTTGATACTGAAGAAAAACCTTTATATTGTGCATCACATAAATTAAACGGAATGATAAATGTTAAAGATAAGAAATGTAATTATAAAGAGTGTAAAAAACAACCAGGATATAATTTTGAAAATGAAAAAAACCCTTTATTTTGTGTATCACATATGTTAGAAGGAATGATAGATTTAAAACACAAAAAATGTAATCATAAAGGGTGTAAAGTTAGACCTAGTTATAATTTTGAAAATGAAAAAAAATCTCTATATTGTTTATTACATAAATTAGAAGGAATGATTGATGTAGCAAATAAAAAATGTATTCACGAAGGATGTAAAAAACAAGCTAGTTCTAATTTTTATACAGAAAAAACCCTTTTATATTGCGCATCTCATAAATTAGAAGGAATGATTGATATATCAAATAAAAATAAAAAATGCCTACATGAAGGATGTAAAATAATGTCTTGTTATAATTTTAAAAATAAAGAAACTCCGAAGTATTGTTTCTCTCATAAATTAGAAGAAATGATTGATGTAGTAAATAAAAAAAAAATTTGTAAGGGTAATTTTTGTTTAGGAACTAGAGGTAATCCTAAATATAAAGGTTATTGTTCTAGTTGTTACCAAAATTTATTTCCAAATGATCCTTTAACTCTTCAAATTCGCAACAAAACAAAAGAAATTGCGGTTAGAGATTTTATTAATTTAAATTTTGAAGGATTTCAACATGATAAACCACTCTGGACAGGAAACTGTGATTGTACTCATAGAAGAAGAATTGACCATAGAAAATTAATTGGTAACACTCTTTTGTGCATAGAGACTGATGAAAATCAGCATAAAAATTATAATGATAAAGATCAGGAAATACGGTATGATGATTTATTTATGTTACATGGAGGCAAATTTGTTTACATTCGTTTCAATCCGGACAAGTTTAAGGATAAAAATAGTAAATCAATAAACCCTATGTTATATACTCGATTACCTATTTTAAAAGAAGAAATTGAAAAGCAAATAAAAAGAATTGAGAATGAAGAAAATAATGATTTATTAGAAATAATTAAATTATATTATGATGAAATAAAGAATTAAAAAAATAGCATAATATATACTAATCATGGCTGGTGGTCTTCTTAATTTAGTTTCAATTGGGCAACAAAATATAATATTAAATGGTAATGCAAGCAAATCATTCTGGAAGGCAACTTATAAAAAATACACAAATTTTGGTAAACAGAATTTTCGGTTGGATATAGAAGGCACACCATCATTAGGTCTCACAACAGATTCAACATTTGTTTTTAAGGTAAAAAGGTACGCCGATCTTCTTATGGATTGCTACATATCGATAACTTTACCAACAATTTGGAGTCCAATTATGCCTCCTCAAGCAGTAACTCAACAAGACGGTTCAACAATATATACAGATTGGGCGCCATATGAATTTCAATGGATACAGAATATTGGTGCACAAATTATAAAAAATATTACAATTACTTGTGGAAATCAACAACTTCAAAAATATTCAGGACAATATCTTTTAGCGTCAACACAGAGAGATTTTAATGTAACAAAGTTATCTTTATTTAATGAGATGATAGGGCAGACGCCTGAATTAAATGATCCCGCAAATTATGGTGCACGTGTAAACTCTTATCCGAACGCTTTTTACACTACAAGTCCAGCTGGCGCTCAACCATCCATAATGGGCCGCACATTATATATTCCACTTGGAGCATGGTTTAACTTAATTACGCAGCAAGCATTTCCCTTGGTGGCTCTTCAATATAATGAACTACAAATAAATGTTACATTTAGAGCAATAAATGAATGGTTTACTATTCGCGATGTGATGGATTACGGTAATAATTATCCTGTAGTTGCTCCAAACTTTAACCAATATTATATGCAGTTTTATCGATTTTTACAAACACCTCCGGATGAAACACTTGGTCCAACATCTTATGTAGATACAAGAACAAATTGGAATGCAGATATTAATTTAAATTGCACTTATTGTTTTCTCTCAAATGATGAAGCAGAACTATTTGCTAAAAATGAGCAAAAATATATATTTAAACAAATATATGAGAAACCATATTATAATGTTACAGGACCCAATAAGATTAATTTAGATTCGATTGGTATGGTTATTAGTTGGATGTTTTATTTCCAAAGAAGTGATGCAAATTTGCGTAATCAATGGTCGAATTATACAAACTGGCCATACGATTATATGCCACAAGATATTACACCTGCGTCAACAAATGGTTCAATTCAAAATCCTTCAGGTTCAAATCCTACAACATTAGGACCAGGATTAAATCCTGATGGAACACTGAGCGGGCTTTATACAACAGGAATATATAATCCACAAAATATTGAATACATTTTAATTGCATTAGGAATACTTATGGATGGTCAATATAGAGAGAATATTTTGCCTGCAGGCGTATATAATTTTATTGAAAAATATGTGAGAACATCTGGGAATGCGCCGCAAGGGTTATATTGTTATAATTTTTGTTTAGATACGAACCAGAAAGTAATTCAACCTTCTGGTGCAATGAATATGAGTAGATTTACAAATATTCAACTTGAATTTACTACTATTATACCACCTGTAGACCCATATGCACAAGTATTGACTATTTGTAATCCAGCAACAGGTGATATTGTTGGTATTAATAAACCAACATGGCGCATTTATGATTACAACTTTAATATGTATTTGATGGAAGAACGTGTAAATTGTGTAATATTTGTTGGAGGAAATGCAGGACTACTATATGCAACATAATAACATAAAAAGTTTATTATGTAAAACTAGCAGTTTGTGTTTGTATTTGCATTTTACATTTATAATTTCTCTCTATTTCCAATTCATACAATCGCAGTTTCTTTTTTAATTTAAAATTTTCTTCAATTAAATTTTGATTTTGTTTTCCAAGAATTTGATTTTCTATTGTCAAAAAATGGTTTTCTTCTTTTAAAAAAATATTTTCATTTTGTAATTGTTCCATGTCTAATATAAATAGTTATATATATTTATATTGTTCTATTTAAAATTGTATTTTACTAAGAGTGTCTTTATCGATAAATAATGAGAATAATTTATATATTTGTTTAAAAATATACGATCCTTCATAAATAATACATTTTTCTAACTTATTATTAAATTTTATTTTTAAAATAGGCGACATTTCATAAATAAACTCTTTATTCTTGTCGATTTCTAATAAAGTTAGTTTTTTAATATTTGCATGAACAATAAAAGTTTCAAAATTTGTTAATACATTTTCAATAACAAATATTAAATAGTTTAATATATATTTATTATCTATTTGCTTTCTTATTATTTTATAGTTTTCAAAATTTATTATTATTTCATTATTTATTTTTATATAACAGAAATTATGTAAAAGTTCTTCAAGATTTGGTTCTGTTATTTTTATAATGTCAGATTTTGAATTCATTGTACTTATATAATTTTAGTAATTTTAATAATTTATTAAACTAAATTTATTAAACTAAATTTATTAATTATTTCGAATAGTAATATTAATTATAATATTCTTCTAAATAATAAATATATTTTTATAAATATATTTATTTGTATAATTCTAATTCATGGGTGCATTTGAAGCGTAAGGTCCATCTTCTTTAAATTCACCTGTCAATGTATATCTTTCCGGATAATTTGGCATAAATTGAAGACCTGATGGTTTATATCTTTTGTCAAATAGTTGTTGTCCTTCATTAAATTCATCTTTCCAATTATCTATGCCAAAATTCGCCATTGCGGGTTTAGAATACATATTTGAAGTTATGACTTTTTCGCGAGTTCCATACCCAGTAGTTAAAGGAGAATATGTAGGAGTAACACCAACCGTTAATTTACCTGCATCATCATTACCTGGAACACATGTGGTAGATTTATTTGAAGATGAAGTTGTAGTTGGTTGACATCCAGGACAATCAATATCAGTAAAACATTGCTGTCCAGTAGTAGCGCATCTAGCAGTTGGACCACAAAAATTTGTGCAACTTTGTGTAGTATTTAAAGGTAAATCAACTGTATGACTAGTTGAGCCATCCATTTTTTCATCATTAGGACCTCCTGTAAAACATTCAACAACATATTTATTATATGTTAAATAGTCAATCCACTTAAATATTGATATGAATAAAATAAAACTAACTATAATAAACAAAATTATATTATATTGCTTTGAATTTAATCCCATATAATATAAATTAATATTAAAATATTTATGAATTATTTATGAATTATTTATGAATTATTTATGAAATTATAAATGAAAAAGCATTTAGTAAATAAAAACAAAAATTTTATATCATTTTAATATAAGTAATGATTTCTTCTAGTGATACTTCGGCTATAGATGAAAAACAAGCAGAATTATTTTCATCATCAGGTAAAGGCGAAATTTATTCAAATATTAAAGGGTTTATTACATCTATAATTACTATTATTATTCTTATTGGAATGTATTTTTCAAGTAGTGGGTTAATATTATATGCTTGCAAACTAGCACAGTCAAATATATTGCCAACAGATATACATTGTAAACCATATGAAGCAACGCCACCAAATATTCAACCAATAGAAACAAATATATTTACAACTAATACTGATCCTCCATTATCTATGAAAATGAGTTTTCCTTATGATAAATATAATTCCTCGAATCAAGTTTTAGATATGATTTATCAATATAAAAATCAGTCTGATTCAAATTTTTTAGGAAATTATTTACTTTCTATTCTAGAATCATTGATTCATATGAACTATTTTGTTTTCAATAAAATTTTAAATATATTTAATGAAAATTTACCGGAATCTATAATAGTCATGTTTTCACCTATTTTAGTAGGGATAATATTATCAATTATATTTTTTCACGATCATTTATATTTAATATATTTATGGTTTGCCAATATGGGGTGGTTCTTTAAAAAAAATACGAATGAAACTGGAAAAGGTCAACCTAAATGGAATGATGTAACAATGGCTTCTCTTACGGATTATGGTTTAGCAATATGTTTAGTAATGTTATTTATTTTTATATTTTTTGTTGGTTTTCCATTTCTTTCTATTATTGTATTTTTTACAATAGTTTTGTGCGTGTTTTCATGTATAGCATATAAGGCAAGTATGGGTGGTAAGATTATAACTGTTGAAACAATAATACAAGATGTATTTAAATATTATAAAATACCTATTATGGGTTTTTTCAGTTTCCTTGTAATGGTAAGCGCATTTACAAAACTTGGAACAACACTAGGTATATTTTCAGTAATAACATTATTAATGATTTATTATGGAATTATAAGAATAGATATGTTCAATCCAATTTCTAAAAATAATTTATCAAAAGTGGTTTCTTATGATCAAGCAAAAAAAACATGTGATTTTAAACCTGTAGAACAAGAAAAGCATGGTTTATTATCTAGTTTAATTTTTGGCAATAATCAATCTGGTGGAGGAAATATTACAAAACAATTAAAAAAAATAAGTAAAATAATTACAAAAAATAACTAAAACATTTTTAAATAAACAAACTTAAAACATAAATCGTAATTTATATATAAATGGGCGGAAAAGATAAGAAAAAACCAAAATATCCAACGGTAACTTTATGCACACCAACATTTAATAGGAGGCCTTTTATTCCTATGATGTTAAAGTGTTTTGAGCATCAAACTTACCCAAAAGATAAAATAGAATGGTTGATTGTAGATGATGGAACAGATAAAATAGAAGATCTAGTAACCCATATACCGCAAATCAAATACTTTAAATATGACGAAAAAATG